GAAGCTAGGCCCGACGATCCACCGTGCGGCGGATGCCGGATTCCAGACGGGCGGTGAGTTTGGCGATCTCCGAATCGGTCAGGCCCAAGAACTCACGCTTGACCCGACTCTTCCCGGCCCCGGCGACTTGATGGTGGTACGCCTTCTCCTGCGGGCTGACCCGCCGGGAACGCTGCACCATCGTCGGACCGGTTCGTTTCGCCACGCCTGCACTCCCGTTCCGTATCTCAGTCTGTGGAATGGACGGGCGTGCCGTATTACCGGCGGCTTACCCTTGCGAGAAGAACCAGCCGAGCGTGACCGACGTGTCCGTCACTTCGGTGATGTGCAGCGTGTTCAGCATCGTGCCGGACAGCGTGAGGTTGACCGTGCTGGGTGCGCCGGTCTCCTTGCTCTTCTGCTTCAGGTACGCCTGGCTGTACGGCTCGAACGGCTGGCCGCGCATGTCCGTCCCTTGCCGGGTGCGCGTGCGGATCTGCTCCAGCGCCAACAGGCCGATCTCGCGCATCAGCGCCTTGTCGGTCAGCGGAATGGACGACGGCAGGCGGAACGTGGTGGTGAGCGTGACGGGCATCACGATGCCTTTCTGCGGGGCTTGCCGTCCCGCGTCCGCTGGGCCAGTTCCATTTCCACTTCCGGCAACCGGCCGTCCGTGCCGTGCAGGTCCACCGACTCGCTGAAGCGGCTGATCGGGGCCCACAGGTGTCGGCAGTTGTACCCGCCGCCCGTCAGGAACGGATTCGGCAGTTGCCCGTTGTCCAGCCGGTCGATCTCGGCCTTCGTGTACACCTTGCCGACGTGCTCGAGACAGAACGGCCGGATGATGCCGTCCACCGGCCCGACGTACGCATAGAGCTGGTCGTCCGGCACCGGCAGGACATCACCGCCCGTCGCCAACGGCGGCACGGCGGTCGGGTCGGTCACGTCCTGGTCGAGCGTCGGGACGATGGTCTGCACGCCGATGCGCTGGACGATGGAGACGTTGGTGTCGTAGAGGGTGGCCGCCTTGGCCCGGTCGCCGTCGAGCACCGCGGCCAGTTGCGCGACGATGCGGTCCGGCCGGTCGCCACCCAGCACGCCGCGCACGGTGGCCCGCCAGAGCGTCACGGCCATCTGGTCGCCGTGCAGCAGCAGGTCGGCGCGGGCCGTCTCCACCAGCGCCCGCAGCACGCCCGTGAAGGCCGTGGGACGGCCGGTCGTGTCGAACGCGAGGGCGGCCCGGTACGCGGGCGAGGACGACGCCAGCGTGGCGAGCGTGCGGTCAAGGCTGGCCTGTACGGCCGTGTCGATGAGGTCGTCGTAGCCCGCTTCAGTCAGTAGGCGGCGCAGGTTGGACCGGAGCAGGCCGAGCGAAGCAGCCCGGGCGGAGGCGGCGACCCCGCCGGCTTGCGCGTCGGCCAGCACGGTCGGCAGGCGGCGCTCGACCCGGCGCAGGACGTCGGCTAGTTCAATCGCGAAGGCGCTGGACTGCCGGTCAGCGTCCCGCGCGAGCAGGTCGGCCAGGCGTACGAGTTCGGCGGGCGTCAGGTCGCCCATGGGTTACGCCTCGTCGGGGTCGGCCGGCGGCGCAGCCGCGAACCGAGCCGACAGCGCGTCCCGCTCATCCTGTCGCTGTTCTTCCGGCGTGGGTGCGGCTTCCAGTTCGGCCCGAATTGCGCCCTGCACGTCCGGGCTGGCGTCGGGCAGGAACGTCGGGATCATCTTGGTGCCCAGCTCGATGCGGAACGTCTGCGACTCGCCAATCGGGAGCGCGAGGGCGGCCTGCGCCATGCCGAGCAGTTCCGTCGCGTCCGGCGCGTCGAACTGGCTGGCGTACTGGATTTGCAGGCCGGCACGGTCCCACTCCTGCGGCCAGCGGTCCCCGTACGTGCCGCGGAACCACAGTTGCGCGATGGCCGTTTCGGCCCGCGTCAGTTCGTCAGCGTACATGGCCAGCACGGTCGCGTAGTCGGCCCGCTTCAGCCGCTTCGCTTCGGCCGTCTCGGCTTCCTTGCTGTCCTGGTCGTACGGGATGGCGCAGAGCCGGTAGATCGTGCGGATCAGGGCTTCCCGTTCCTGCTCGTACACCTCGACGTTCGACGTGTCGGCCTGGATGTACTGCGCGGGCTGGCCGCTGAACAGCACGCTGGCCGTGCTGGTCGTCTCACCGAGCAGCGACTGCGCCTGCTCCAGCGACATGGCCGGGCCGCCGTCCGCGGCCGTGCCGAGCGGGATGTTGACGATGGAGAACGTCTGCTTCCGGAGCAGTTCGCGCTTCTCGGACGTCAGGTTGTACAGGTCGATGAACAGGTCGGGATTGACCAGCGCGGACTGACCGATGACCGGCAGGCTGGCCCGCCGATGCGCGTACAGCACGACCACCGGCAGCACGCCGAAGTTGTGGTCGATGACCGTGCGCTCCTGCACGCCGGACCGGTACGAGACGGCCCCGTCTGCCGTGATCTCCGTCACGGTGTAGGCGGTCGTGGTCGTCGGCGTCGTGGCCAGCGTGTCGCGCAGGACCGGCTCGATCACCTTGACGGCGGTCAACTCGCCGGTCGGCGCTTGCAGCCAGTCGGGCACGTCAAGCGGCGTGTAGCCCCGCAGCACGAGCGCGGCACGGTCGGCCAGGGTGGCCCCGTCATCGCCGGCCCGGTCCAGCACGAGGACGGCATGCCCGTAGATGAGCGCCGACACGTACTCGCGCTTCATCCAGTCGGTGAGCGGCATCCCCGCGCCGTCCACGTTCTGCGTCCAGTCCAGATACGGATGTTCCTCCACGACCGCGCCCGATTCCGTGATGCAGCGACGGATGGGCGGCTCACGGAACAGGCCCGCGATCTTCTGGTCGAGGATGAGACGGGCGAAGTTCTCGTACCTGGCCAGTCTGCGACGTTCCAGCAGCTTGGCGGTCGGGATGCGCGGGGTGTCGGACTTGTGATCCTTCCACTCACGCGGGTGGGCGATCAGGTACTCGCCCGACAAGAACCCGCCCGACCCTTCCGCCACGTGGGCGAGTCTCACCCAGACGTCGTACCAGACGTCATAGAGCGGGTGGGTCGGCCCGATGGCGTCCCGGTGCGGTGAGGGCGTCGTGGTTGCCATGGGTACGCGTCAAACGAAAAGTGGCCCGGCCGGACCTGCTGCGGGGGAGGGGTCGCAGCACGTTCAGGATGGCCGGGTCGACGCGTGCCCGTATTACCGCTGACCCTGCCCCGACGGACTGGACGGCCCGAACCCGCCGATCCCGTACGTCTGGTACAGCGCCTCCCGGATGCATTCGGACATCGTGTCGCCGTCCTGCGCGGCCCGGGCGGTGAGCTGGGCGCGTTCGGCGCGGGTCAGGCGCAGGGTCACAATCGTGCCGGTCGTCCGCAGGCTGGTCATCCCGTCTCCCCGTGTCAGGTTGGTCAGACTGTTGGCGGTCATGCCGTCTCCTACCACTTCCACCAGAGCAGGCCGCCGAGCACGGCGTTGACGGCCCACGTCCAGAGCGCAGACCGTCGCCACCAATCGGCCCGGTTGCGCTGTTCGATGGCGTCCCGGTTCAAGCGGCCGATGAACCGGAGCGTGTCCCGTTCGGTGTCGTTCATCACAGCAACGCCTCCACCCAAGCCGCCGCAGCCACTGGGCCACGCGTCACGACCGGGAAGTCCCGCACGATCCAGTAGCCGAACGCATCCGACAGGTGCGTCAGAGCCGGATTGGACCGCTTGTCGATCTCGCCGTTCTCGGCGAACGTCACCTGTTCAAGGTCGGCAATCAGGCCCGTACACGACGGGTCCACCATCAGATGCGACTCCCCGGTGGCCGTCTCGCACCGGCTGTTCACGGCGGCGATGCGGTCCCGGACGTGCGGCTGACCGGCCGGGATGCGCCACGTACAGCGCGGGAACACTTCGCGCAGGACGGCATGGTCGGACGGGCCGGTCGTCTTGCCCGCCTTGCCCGTCGCGTCCCCGTACACGCGCACCTCCCCGCGATACCCGGCCTCCTGCAACAGCGCGGCGGCCCGTGCGGCGGTGGCCCGTGTCGCCTCGCCGCCCGCGTGCGTGATGCGGACTTCCCGCCAGACCCGGACGTTCGGCCCGTGCGCCTGGCCAATGATTGCGGTCGCCGGGTCAATGTTGAAGTCGAACGTGACGGCCACCGGCAGGGACGGGTCGAGCGTGACAGGCGCGACGTGCTTCTGGCGGTGGAAGGCGTAGTACACGCGGCCGGCCAGTGCCTCGAACGACGCTTCAAACTCCTGCCGGAACGAGCGCGGGTCCATCTGTTCCCGCAACTGCTCCAGCAGGGCCAGCCGGGACGGACTGCCGCTGATGTGCGGCGCGTCGATGGTCCGGTATTGCCACGCCTTCCAGCCGGCGTGCCCGAGCGTGCCCTTCTGGAACAGGTCGTACAGGTACGAGCCCGGTTTGGGCGTGCCGACGATGAGCGCCCCGCCGTCACTGTCGAGTAAGGTCGGCAGTAGTACCTCTTCCCATGTCGTCTTGGCGTCCTTCCAGTCCTGGAACTCGTCGCACAGCAGCCGTCGAATACCCCGGCCACGCAGGCGGTCCGGGTTGTCGGCCGACTTGCACGCGAATTGACAGCCCCACAGGGTCGTGAGTTCCATGCGCGTCTCGTTCGTGCTGGCCACCCACGACGCGGGCACGATCGCCTTGAGCGGTTCCCACATCAGATCGCGGGCCATGTCGTAGGTTGGCGCGACGTACCAGACCCGGCCGGGCGTGCCGAACTCCTTGGTCGCCTCGGCTTTCTCCAGCGTGGTCTTGCCGAACCGCCGCCCACAGACAGCGACACGGAACCGCGCCGGGTCTTGGATGATCCCGGACTGGAGACGGTTGACCCGCATCACGAACGTGCCCGCGTCAGTCGTCGCTAGTGCCATCCGTGATCGTCAGGGAGAAGGCGGGCACGTTCTGGATCTGGAGGTTCGTCGGTGCGTCGAGGCCGAGCAGCTTAGCCCGCCGCTCCTGTACGCGCACCAGCGTCATGACGGCCTTGCTGTCGCCGCGCCGTGCGGCAGGCGTCAGGCCGAGCGTGTAGTCGTCCAGTCGGCGCAGTTCGATCTCGCGGATGTCCTCGGCCGTCTTGGCCGTGATGGCCTTCAGGCTGGCCAGTTCGTCCTGCACGTCGTGGTACGCCGTCGCGACATCGACCTTGAGTTCCTGCGCGATGCGCCGGTACGTCAGGCCCGCCTTGCGGAGGTCGAGGGCCTGGACGCGACGGGCGACGATGGTTTCCGTCTCGCCGCGATGGGGCGGCCGGTTCTTCTTCTTGGTCATGGACGCACGGCCTCTCCAGCCTTGACGGCCTTGCTCCCCGTGAACGCCTCCCACCGGTCAATCGCCATCTGGACGTACTGCGGCTCGAGTTCGATGGCGTAACAGGCTCGGCGCAACTGCTCTGCGGCGATGAGGGACGTGCCGGACCCACTGAACGGCTCGTACACTTCGGGCGCGTCGTGGTTTCGCATGGGCCGCTGCATGCACTCAACCGGCTTCTGCGTGCCGTGCGTGGTGGTGCCGGTATCGTCCTTGAGGTCGATGTCCCAGACCGTGGACTGCTTGCGGTCGCCCGTCCAGTGTGCGGTCTTGCCGTTCCGCACGGCGTACCAGCACGGCTCGTGCTGCCAGTGGTAATGGCCGCGTGAGATGGCAAACCGGGGCTTACGCCAGATCAGTAGTGAGCGCGCCTTAAAGTCGGCCGTGAGCAGCGTGGTGAACGTCTCCGAGATATACCAACTCGCATGCCACACGTACGCCACGTCGCCCGGAAAGAGCGCCCATGCCGGCGACCAGTCCACTTGGTCGTCGTTGGCCACCTTGCCGGTGCGCGACGTCTTTGCTAGTCCACTTTGATTCCGCCAGTCCGGGTCGTACTCCACGCCATACTGCGGGTCTGTGACCATCAGGCGCGGGACGGCCCCGGCCAGCACGCGGGCCACGTCCTCAGCGTTCGTGCTGCTCCCACATAGCAACCGGTGCTTCCCGAGTTGGAACAGGTCGCCCGGCTGGATGTCGGTGGCCCGCAGGTCCGGCGTGGCGTCTGGGTCGGTCTGCCCGTCCATCGGGGCCTGTAGGGCCTTCAGCGCCGCCAGTTCGTCGTCCGTCCACATCCCGGCCAGTGCGCCCTCATCGGCCAGCCGCAACAGCACGTCTGTGTCCCACTGCGCGTGTTCGGCGGCCCGGTTGTCGAACAGGGCCAGCCGGGTCTTCTGCTCGGGCGTGAGGCCGGTACGCCGCACGGCCACGACCGTCTCGCCGTCCGCGTCGATGACTTGGAGCTTGGTGATCCCGGCCTCTCCCGCCGCCTCAAGCGTGGCGTTCCCGGCCAGGACGATGCCGTCCTCATCGATGACGATGGACCGAGCTGCGCCGACTTCGTGTAGGGCGTTCACGATGTCGCCCACGTTCCGGCTGGTGTGCTTCCGGGCGTTGCGCGGGTCAGGCGTCAGATCCTTGATGTGTCCGAAATGTTGGCCGTTCATAGCGTTGAGTCTCGCCTTACTCGGCATCGTGCAGCCTCGTACAGTCCTCCCGCCGGCAAATCGAGCAGTCCTTGGGGCGGGTGCGGCCTGGTGGGGGGTTCACTTCACGCCTCGCGTCCAGAGTCCGTTGCTGGGCAGACCCGCACACTGCGCCGTTCACCGCCACGGCGGCCAAGTCGTAGTACGCCTGCTCCAACGCCACCCACAGCCGGTCCCGCTCGGCGGTGACGGCGTCGATGTGGGCGAGGGCGGCGCGAATGGCTGGGAATAGGTCGTCATCGCCGGGTAGCCAATACGTTTTGTCAGCCGTTGAGGCTTTGCCCGCTACCGCCTCCAGCCGCGCCCGCCGCTCTGGCGTCAACGGCTCACTCGCCACGGTCGGCCTCCTTTGGCAGTTTCCTTCTCCCGCCATTCCCACCATGTCTCCTCCTTCATCGCGCCCACCGACACCAGAGGGACGCCAGCCCGACGCACAGGCTCAGCCCGCACAGAAACGCCAGCATCAGCGCGTCCTCACCCACGGTCGGCCTCCTGCTCGGCCTTCAGTTCCTTCTCGCTGACGACGAACGGCCCACAGCCATGTAGCCGCACCATGGCGTACCCCTCGGCCCGCGCCTTCAGCGCCGCCACCTCCGCACGGGCGGCGTCCCGTTCTTGCCGGACCTGCCGCAGTTCCGTCCCGAGCAGGTCCAGCGCCCTTCCCGTGTGGGACAGTTCGCCGCTCATGCCGCCTCCTCC